AGGGCGTTCTGTTGCTCCGTCAGCCGGGTAGCGGTCGCGGCTTCCTCGTTCCAGCCGACGTAGGCAGCGGAGACGAGGGCGACGGCAGAGAGCAGGGCGCCGAGGGCGAAGGCGGCGGCAGTCGCGCTGACACCAAGAGCAGCGGCAGCCTCGGCAGCCAGCTCCCCAACGTCCGCGACATCGGCCAGCCCCCGCGCGCTGTCCGCAGCGGCAGGGGAGAGCATAGAGAGCGCCCCGGCTGCCTTCGCTGCCGATCCGCCCGCCTTCCCCATCGAATCACCGACGCGCCCGGCCTCGTCGTTCAGCGCCTTCATCTTCTTGTCGGCGGTGTCGGCAGCCGCCCCCGTGGACGCGAGCGCCTTGTTCGCGGTCGCAGTCGCGGCGGTGAGTTGGGAGGTGTCCCCGGTGAAGGTAACTTTTACATTGGTCGCGGCGGGCATGGCTACCTCAGAGGATCAGGGGGGCGGCGGTGACGGAGGGGCCGCCCCCGGTCGGGCGCAGGCGCTGAGGCTTCGATGGGCGGGCGAGTTCTGCGACGATGGCGGCGGTCATCTGCTCCACCGCGATAGGCCAGAGGGTGTCGGTGACCTCCCCGATCAGCCGGTCGGCGTAGCTCCCTTCTCCCCGGCGCCGCTCGACTGCGCCGACGTAGGGGGCGCCGGTGTCCCAGCTCTTTGCGTCGTTGGAGATCGTCATGCCGATGCTGTCTGCTTCGGTCGTCTGGATCTTGCCCTTCCACTTCGCCAGCGACACATTCCGGGGAGCAGTCGGCGGGCGCCCCTTGTACTTCCAGCCAACCCACTTCGATGTGATGAAGGAGAGCGCGTCTGTCTGGAAGCGGCGCAGCGGCTTGCGCTCGGCATCGGCCAGCCGCCTCTGGATCTGATTGCTGAAGTTGACCGTTGTGGTGGCGGTGACGGACATGTCTACCTCCGCCCCATTGTAGCCGGTGCGACGGGTCGGCGGGAGGCTTCCATGCGGCGCGCTTCCTTCTGTCGGCGGTTGACCTCCTCAGCATTGATCGCGGCCATGAGTTCCAGCCGCAGGTCATCGGCGTAGCGGGTGACGACCTCTGGGATCAGCGTCTCGTAGAGCGGGGAGGTTTCCCCCTTGCGATGAACGAAGGTGACATGATCGGCATCGTTCTCCAGGTCAAAGCCGATCTGTGGATAGTGAACGTGAAGCTCATACCCCCACGCATCCCGGCTGGTTCCGGTGTCCACCGGCCATGCGTCCTGGATGTCCTCCACGATCAGATCCGCATAGTCTCGTAGGATGCCAACCTCCTTCGCTGTCAGGCTACGCGGGCGCCCGTGGCTCTGGAGCAGGTAGGTAGCGATGCTCTGGAGCAGGACGGGGTAGCGGAACATCAGGAGCCGCCCCGGAGCATGGCTACCAGATCGATGCGGTTCGGGTCGGGGCGCTTCGCTGGGGTGGCAGCCTTCTGCGCCCGCGCGTACAGCCAGCCGAGGAGGCGCCCTTGCGCTTCGGGGGTCAGGTCGTAGGCCGCGTCAGGATGCCCCATGTACTCCACTCCTGCCCCGGTCAGGAGGTAGTCAACGGCGCCATCCGGGGCGCAGAAAAATCCCGCGTCTTGATCGCCCCGTCCATCGTCGCATAGAGGCGCCCGTTGATCTCGGTCAGGCAGGCAGCCCCGGCGGTAATGATCTCGATCAGCGACCAGCCGAGGTCGTCAGACAGGTACATGACCGCATCAGCAGGGACGGACGGGGAGGGCATCGGGCCGGTCTGACAGGCGGCGATGATGTCCGCCCACAGCGGCAGCGCATCGATCTGCTCCTCCAGCGTCGTACCACGGGGAGCGGTCGCAGCGCGCTTGGAGAGGGCGAGGGCTGTCCGGTAGTCCGGCATCCGGTAGTCCACCCCAGCATGGTTCCAGTTGCGCGCGCTCATGCCAGCACCCCGGCGGCGCGCAGCTTCTCCATCAGGGCGGGGTCGGCGGCAGCAGCATTGAGCAGGGCAGTCGTGTTGACGATCCGGGTTCCGGCGGGCGCGGGATGGACATAGGGGATGGGGGCGCCGTCGCGCTGTACCCAGACGGTGATCACATCGCCGCTCCGGCCTGCGATCCGCATCTGCCGGATCTTCAGCGCGCGCTTGACCTTCTCGGCATCATCAGCGGAGAGGTGTGCGAAGCCACCCCGGCGGCGGCGCACTTCCTGCGGCTGCCGCCAATCGGGGTAGAGGGCGTCAAGGGTCTGTTCGCACTCTGCGATCTCGTCGGCGTACCGCGAGGGGGGAGAATCTGGAGTCGGCATAGCGGACGCTCCGGGTAACGGTGAGGGGTGGGTTAGTTGTCGCGGCCCAGGATCAGCACCTCGAAGGTCGCGGCGGACGCGCTGCCCCCGGTGATGATGGCGAGGATGTCGGTGCTGCCTGCGGCGGCGGGGACGCCCGCGATGTTGTACCACAGGAAGAACGCGCCGCCCCCGGTCGCGTCGGCGGTGCTGTCCGAGGGGATGATGTTGCGGTCGCTGACATCCTTCCAGACACCCCGGTCATTGGCGAGGACGCCGAACCCGTTGGTAGCGTGCGGCCCGATCTCCAGACGGTTCGCGGCGACGCTGGAGAGGTTGCGGACGTAGATCAGCACCACTTCATCGAAGTTGATGACATCGCCGCTGGTGTCGGTGAGAGTGCCGATCAGGTCGATAGAGGTTGTGGTGCTGGCGGCGATGCCGGTGTAGCGCTTGTACCACGACTTGTTGATCTGGCCGTCCGAGGTGCCGGTCGCCATGCGGACATTGGTGAGGATGTTTGTGCGGATCGGGCCTCTGGACACCCCGGCGGTGAACAGTTCGGTGGCCAGAAGGTTTAGATCGAGGCTGGCGGTGAAGGTGCTGGACATGTGCGGCTCCGATCAGAAGACGGTGGGGAAGGGCTGGTGACAGACGCCCGTGACGCTGACGCTGGAGGGGTCGCCCTCCTGAATCGTGGCGCGAAGGACGGTGTTGGGGAAGGTGAGGCCGCGATCCGCCTCGCCGTTCCAGGTGCCGTCAATGGTGTAGGTGACCGTCCAGGTGCGGACATCGCTGTCCGTAGTCGTGGTCGTCATGCCCGCCGCGACGGTGCCGGAGAGATCCATGCAGAGGTCAGGGAGGGTCAGGTTGGTAGCGTTCGGCAGGTCGCGCAGGTAGATGCTGAACCCGATGCTGATCGGCTGGTCATCGCCCCGGCGGATGGTCGGGGAGGCGGTGAAGCGCCCCCGGTCGAGCGGCGCGGTCAGGTTGTAGCCGGGGATGGAGGCGTTCAGGTCGCCCGCCTCCTTCGCCACGGTGTAGGTCGTGGTTCCGTCGGTGATCGTGATGATCGCATCTTGTTTGGTGCGGACGGCGTTGCTTTCAGCCATGTCAGGCTCCTGCGGTGTATCGGTAGAAGGTGAAGGTCAGGGCGCAGGTCTGCCACTCCGCCGAGGCGCGGGACTGCCCCCGCTGCGTCCCAACGTACTGCGGGCGGTACAGCCGGAGGAGAGGAGAGGTGCGGATACGGCGCCGGATGGCTTCCTCCCAGCGCCAGAACCCATAGGTGGATTCGGTCTGATTGAGGGGCTGCGTGCGGTACATGCCATGCAGCACGACCGTCAGCACCATCCCTTCTGTCTCCCGGCCTCGCGTATCCCGCGCGTTGTCCTCGGAGGGGAAGGTCACGACTGCGCCCCGGTGCTGGTACTGCTCCGGGATGGGGGCGCCGTCCTCGGGGTCAACGGGGATGCGGTCAATGATGCGGCAGGCTCCGGCGTTGTCGCCTGTCTCCAGTGCCTCATCCGTCAGGGCGGTGTAGCCTGGGGGGATCTGAGGGGTCAGGAGGGTGACGATAGCGCGGTGGATCTCCTCCAGGGTCTGGATGTCAGAGGAGAGGCCGGGCTGCTGTCCGGGGGTGCCGCTCATCAGTACCGCCCCCAGCCGTAGCCGTAGCCGTTGCCCCGCAGGTTGCCGGAGGTCAGCATGATCGGGGCGTTGCTGCTCTCCTGCGCGCTGTTGTCAACGGTGCCGGTTTCCGCCTTGTCATAGCGGAACTTGAGCGCCTTCATCTCATCCTGCGCCATGTTCTCATATCGATCAGTCAGATCCGCATAGCGACCCGACCCCGCCGACGAGGAGAACGCGCGGAAGATGAGGCTCAGCGCATAGTACAGGTGCGCGTCCCGCAGCGCCCAAACGTCAAAGATCAGCTCCGGTCGCCGCCCCCGCTGGATGAGCTTCCGTTCGATCCACCCCTGCGCCTCATCCAGCCACGTTCCATAGGTCGTGTAGCCGGGAGGCCGGAGGTTTGCGAGCTGGGGATGCGCGCCGATGAGGTCGGCATCGGTGAGGGTGGGGTGGTAGGCTCGGCGGCAGAGGTAGCCGGTGACCTGGAAGGTGTAGTCCACGCCCCCGACCGTCAACGTCCAGACCTCCAACCACTGATCAGTCAGGCTGGCAGAGTCGGGGATGGTCGCGGCAGCAAGCGCATAGGTGCAGGAATAGCCACCGCTGCCCAGAGTCGTGGCAGCGGTGGCAGCGAGGATAACGGTTGCCCCGTCCCATATCGCCACCGTCGCGGCAGAAGGGGTCTGCACGGTGCCGGTGAGCGTGTCAGTGACCGTCAACGTCAGCGTTGTAGCGCGGTTGCGCTCTACGCTGCGGGGACGGGTGAGGGCGAGGGCGAGGCTCATCTGTCTACTTCAGCGCAAAGGCGTAGAACTTCTCGCCCGCCGTCACGGTCATCTTGACGTTGGTGGCGTCATGCGCGCCGGGGACGAAGGTGCAGGCGCCGCCGGAGAGACCGGAGGGCGCCCACCAGACCAGCGAGGGCGTGGAGCCGAGGCTGTGCGGGATGTCCATCGAAGCGCCTGTCCCGGTCTGCTCTGCCGAGGTGAACCGGGAGCCGGGGGCGATGCCGCCCTGGAGGAGCAGCGGCTTGCCAACGGTGACGCTCTCGCTGCTGTTGGTGGTGACGAACTTCAGATAGGAGTTCGCACCCTCCTTGATGTCCAGCGCCGTCGCGGTGTTGTCCGTGAGGCTGATGACCGTCGGGGCGAAGCTTGACAGGTTGACGATGGGCGCCCAGGTGCCGCTGGTGTTGGTCGCGGCGTAGAGCAGCGTCCCAGCGGCGGCGGTGCCGTCGGTGCGGATGTAGATCTCGCCCGCAACGAAGGCGTTGTGATCGGGGGCGCCAGAACCGGCGGTGACCGGGATCACGCTGGCGATGTCGTTGGTATCGCCGTTCTTGGCGAAGCCGACGACAGTGAAAGTCTGCGCCTTGCGGTTGCGGAGGCAGGATGCGTCAATGACGGGGGCGGTGGACATTTCGGGGGCATCTCCCAGGGTTGGCACCCACTCCGGGTGCGGGGGTTACTTGCGGTCGCGGTCAACGCGGCGGGCGGTGTCGCGCGCCTTCTGCTCAGCGTCGGCGGGCTTGACCCCGCTCTCCACGAGTCGGCGGGCGAGGTCATCCATCGCCTTCCGCCCGTTCGGGTGTTCGCCGCTCATTCAGACACCGGCATGGTCAGGCGGGCGGAGGGGGTGACGGAGAGGGATTCGGTCAGCGCCGCCCACGCCTTCTCCATGCGCTTGATACGCTCCTGCCGCGCCTTGACGCCTGCCGCGAGGTGCGGGTTAGAGGTCGCGGCGTTGATGGTGCGCTCCAGGGCGGTACGCTCCACCTCCATCAACTGCACATAGACCGGCTGCGGGATCTGGGGGATGATGCCGTTGTCCACGAGCCAGCGGCGGAACTCCCTGAACAGGGCGGCGGCGTCATGGGCGACGGCGGCGCCGTTCCCGAGGATCGTGTAGGTGACGCCCTCCACCTTGCCGGGGGTACGCTCGACAGCGAACACCCACGCCTTGCCCCCGCCAACGCAGGGATAGGCGCGGACGTAGTTCTTCCAGGGGCCGAGCCGGTGATCGGTCGGCTCCAGGATGATCGCGCCCTTGCGAGCCAGACCGGTACGGAGGGGGGCGTCATCTACGCCGATGGGGCGCCCGTTGCGGTCGAGGACAGCGCGGACGCCGTTGACCCCGGCGGTGCTGATCTGCTCGTCGAGGATGGGGAGGAAGCCGCCGTCGGCGCCCTCCACGAACTCCCATCCGGTCGGGAAGTGACTGTAGAACCAGCGCGGGCGGGCCTCGCCTGGGGGCAGCATCCCTTCCTCGACAGACGAGGGGGACGGGGCGCGGGGGGCAGCGATCGTTACGGTAGGCATATCGAACTCCGAAGATCAGGGGAGAGGGAGGGGGAGCAGCCGGATCACGCGTCGGTGGTGATCTTCACGGCGCGGGCATCCTCGGCCTCGGCAACGCCGGGGTACATGTTGAGGATCATGCTGGACATGGCGTTCTCGGCATCCCGGTCGCGCTCGATGAACATCTCCGGGGACTGCATGATGATGTCGGCGGGGTTGATCATGGAGCTGGAGAGGAGCTGCGCCACATCCCCGAGGGTGTAGGCGAAGGCGCCCTGCGAGAACATGCAGCCCTGCCGGTCGGCGCCTGCGTTGGCCGTCCGCACCTTGTCGCTCTGGTAGACCTTGACCCCGAGCAGGTCACCACGGAAGGCCACACCCGGATTCTTGAACATCCCCTGGATGTCCTCCCGGAACTGGATCGCGCCGCCCTCGCCCCGGATGCTCTCGATCAGGTCGTTAACCTGAACGTTGTGCAACACCGCTGCGAGCTGCTGCGGGTTGTTGGCGAGGTTCAGCGTGTAGATCGCGTTGAAGAAGTCGTTGGCGCTCATGTTGACGCCGCTCGTCCCGACGTTGCCGCTGACGCCGGAGAACAGCCCGGTGAGCAGGGAGGCGAGGGTCTGATCCACGCAGAGGGTCAGCGCGGCCACGACCGTCTCCAGCGTGACGGGGGCGCCCCGGCTGGTGATGCCGAACAGGTCGGTGGGCTGCATCTTCAGGATGTAGCGGCTCGGGGTCAGGTCGAAGTTGCCGGTTGCCAGGGCGGTGTTCGATGCGCCGCCGCTGGTCTCGCTGGAGGCCGCCGCAGCGGTGTACGCCATGCTGACCTTGGCGACGTTCAGCGTAGACGAGGGGCCGGTCAGGGGCCGGAACTCCATCAGATCCCGCAGGCCCGCCTGATTGTCGTACAGGTTGACATGCAGCATCGCCGCCAAAATCTTGGCGATACGGCCACCGTCGGTGATCAGGGTCGCGTAGGAAACTTCATTCGCCATCGGGGACTCCAGGGAAGGGAGGAGGTTGCTGTCTCTCTGCCTACACCCTGTATCGGCGGGCGCCCGGTGGCGATACAGATACCATTACCGGTATCGGGCCATCCGTCAAGGGGCGTCGCTCCACATGGCATCGTCTGAACAGGGGACGGTGAAGGTCTGTCCCGCGTCGTTCCAGAATCGCATCTGCTCCCAATGCGCCCCGATGCCCCGGAGTCGCCGGAGGATGGCGGTCATCCCGTCGAAGTCCGAGCGGTCAAAGCGGTATCCGGGGAGCGGCTTCACCGTTCCGCTCCCGACGCTCCGCAGGGTGACGAACACAGAGCGGCACAGGCAGAGGCGCATTGACCATTTCGGCGCCTCGGTTCTCCACTCGGTTTCCCACTCGTCAGCGTGGTCAACGTACCCCTCCCCTGCTGCCCGCTTGGCAACATAGGCCGGGATCTGGCTGGTGAACCAGATCGAACCCGCCTCTGCTTTGGTGAGATCCATGCCCATTACTTGATGCCGTACCGTGCTTTGGCCGCAGGGAGGTTCCTGACCATATCATCAAAGCTCATGGCATCGATCTCCGCATCGGTCAGCCCGCCCGACCGCGCCGGGGGTGCGCCAGTGCGGGAGGCGCCGCCGTTGGGGTCGGACTTGGGGGGCGGCTTCGTGACGGGGGGCGCAGCGGCTTCCTTCGCGGGCGGCTTCGCAGCAGCGGCGGGCGCATCGTCGCGCAGGTAGGAGCGCAGCCACCGGGTACCGGCGCCGTCGTTCGCCTCGCGCTGCGCCTTCAGCCACTCGGTGAGGCCGGGGCGCTTGCCCTCGGCGTCGGGCTTGACTGCGCTGTACCGGGACAGCACTTCTTCCCGCGTCTCGGCGTCGTCGGCGAAGCCATGCCGGTAGAGGGCGCCGTCGAGCTGCGCTTCGATGATGCGGGGGGCGAACTGTGCCTCCACTTCCTGCCGGATCTGATCGCGGATCGGCTTCAGCGCTTCGGGGTCGGTGGCGCGGGCCTTCGCAGCCTTCAGCTCCTCCCGCGTCAGCTTGTGGGCAGAGAGGGGGATGAAGGGCTTGCCGTCAATGTCCTGGTAGACATGCGCCCCGATCTCGGGGTCGAACTCTCCGAGGCGCAGGGCGCGCCCGTTGACATCGGTGACGGTCTGCGGCGGGGTGTGGACGGCGGGGGGCGTTTCATCGGTAGGCATGTCGAACTCCGAAGGTTAGGTGCAGGGTGTCAGTCAACGTATCGTCTCAGGATGGAGTGCGCCCATGTGCGCCCCGGATCGCCGCCCCATCCGTTCCAAGCTTGCCAGCCCTTGCCCTTGTCAGCCCAGGTGGCGCCCTGCTTGTCCGAGGCGTGGCGGGTGAAGTAGTTAGCCATCCGGCGGATCGTGTCGAGGCTGACGGGGCGGCGGTTGGAGAGGTCGCGGGCGCGGGCGATGCCTACCGGCGTCATGCCCCGGTTAGACGGTGCGGAGAGCGCGCGCACCTCCAGCGCAGCAGCAGCGGCAGTAGCGACGGGGGCGGGCGGGGTGAAGGTGCGGGGCGCAGCGTCGGCACCGGCAGCGCGGGCGGCTGCTCCCTGACGGGCGGCGGAGGCATAGGCGCGGGCGCGGGAGGTGGCGCTGCCGGGGGTGTAGGTGTAGACCTTGCCAGAAGCACCCCAACGGTAGCCGGGGCGTCCGTTGCTGGTGACCCGCTCAACTGGCATCATCAGATCCGGGGGGCATATCCTCCGCGTCCTCCCCTTCCTCGTCAGCCTCCTCTGTGCCGAGCAGCGCCAGCGCATCCACGATCATGCGGCGCGCATCTTCCGGGGCGGCAGTCGCGGCGCGGGTCAGGAGGTCGGTCAGGGCGGCGTCATCGTCGGGCATGTCCTCGGCGTCGTCCTCCTCTTCCTTCTCCCCTTCGATCTCCTCGATCAGCGCATCGATCTGCATGTCGGTGATGCCGGGGTTGCGGCGGCGGATCGCGCCGCGCCGGGACAGCAGGCCCAGCTCCAGATCGCCCTTGATGACATCCTGATCGGCCTTCGCTTCCTCCGGCGAAGTCGTCAGGGTGGCGTACTGGATTGACCACGCCGCCGGATCGGTCGGCAGGTCGGGGCGGTTGAGGAGCGCGGCAGCCTTCGCCATGAGGAGCTGATCGGCCATCCGGCAGGGCGGGATGAGCTTCCTCTGTTGGTCGCGCTGCCCCTTCCGGCTGACGACAATGGAGTACCCGGAGAGGCCGGAGGAGCCGCGCTGGATGTCGGCGGGGGACAGACCGGCGCTGACAGCCAGCCCGGCCTCGTAGCTCTCAATCGCGGCGCCGAGGGTGGAGGGGTCACAGGCGGGCTGCCACTGTCCCGCGCTCGGGCTGCTGTAGGTGTCGCCGCGTCGGATGCCGTGGATCTGAATGACCGTCTGCGGATTCATCACGATAGTCTGGACGCCCAGCACATCCGTACCGGCGCTGCTGACGGAGGTAGCCGGCACGATGCCATCAATCAGGTACCGCTGCGGGTGCGTGCCGTCGCGTACCCCCGCAAACCAGAACGTCCAGAGGGCGGAGGCGTCGAGCGTTCCGGCTACGGCTTCCTGCCCGGCGAACGGCTCGCGGAGGTGGTCACCGACCCGGCGATGGCAGACGACGTAGGGCAGCACGGGGCGCCCCTCGGCATCCCGGTAGCCATCGGGCCAGCCATCGGCACCGGCATAGGCGGCGGTCATGTCCGCCCATCCGTCAACGTCCTTGCCAGAGGCGTCCTTCTCGGTCATCGGTGCGAGGATCTGAAAGGTCGGCTCTTCGGGGTCGCTGACGTCCCAGACCTCCCATGTCCACACCTCGCCCGTCCCGTCCGGGCTGACGCGCAGGCGGCACTCCTCCACGCGCACAGGCTGCCCCCGGGTCGGATTGAAGGGGGCGGCGCCGGGGGGCTTGCGCTGTGCCGAGCGCAGAACCACGGTATCCGCCGGAACGACGCGGTAGGTGATCTGCGCGTCGGCGTCGATATCGACCCGCATCAAGCACTCGTTCGCCGCGACTTGCAGGAGGTGTGCCTGCTGCCTCATCGGCCAGAGATCGGGCGTCAGGATGGCGGACAGGTCGGGGGCGCCGGTCGCCTCCACTGTCGGGGTGTCATCGTAGAGCGTGGCGATCTGCCCCCAGATCTGGAGCGCGGCGTTGCGCGAGGTCACCGGGGCGGGGAGAAGCTGGCGCACCTCTTCAGCGAAGAAACCCCTTTGCCGGGTTGCGGCGTCCACGATCCAGCCGCCCTCCACCATGCGACGGCGCAGGGCGGCGGACTCGCGGCAGTCGCGGTCAGACGGGGTGTGATGCGGGAGCGGGGGGCAGAACGGGGTGAGCAGCATCTCAGCTCCTATACCACAAGTAACCGGGTGGGCGGCAGTTTGTCAGATCCGGGGGGCGACAGGAGGACATCCGACAGACCGTAGCGCACTGAGTCGATGGGATGCTTCAGATCTTGTTCGCTGCCGGTGTAGTGCTGGAGGCTATGGATCAGCGAGGTGCAGCGCAGAGTCACGAACAATCGACCTTCCCTCAGTAGGCTGTTCATCGCCCGTTCTCCAGCCGCGACAGAACCGGCCCGCTTGTTCGGGCGTCTGATCTCAAACGGCGGCACGCTGCGGCGGGAGAGGTCGGTGATCGCGGCCTCCAGAAGCGCGTTGACGCTGCTCCCCGATCCGGCCTTGCCCGCGCTGTTGGTGTCGCCATAGGCGGCGGTCACATGGTCAACGGTCAGCCCCCAGCGGGTGAGCAGCCCGATGGAGAGGCGGGCATCCATGCTTGGGGTGCTGCCCTTCTCGCTGATCACTTCATCGGCAACAATCCAGCGGCGCCCATCCCCGATCAGCAGGTGACACACCTGATTGTTGGTTCCCTCGCCGTGATCCCAGGACAACCGGATCTCGGTGGCCTTCATCGCGGCGCAGAAGGCGTCATCGACGACGCAGCCCTCGGTGAAGCTGACGAAGCGGCGGCTCTCGGTCAAACCCTCCCAGTCCCCATCCCGCCGCTGCCGCACTTCCCAGGGGGACATCTGCGCGATCTGTGCGGCGACGTTCGCGGGGCTGCGGTGTGGGCAGTTCTCCGGGGTCAGACGGATGCGGATCTCTGCCCACCCCGGCGCGGGCGGGACAGGCGGGTTGGCATCGCGGTTGCCGTCGAAGTACTCCCGAAGCCAGCCGACCGGGCGCCCAATCGGCGTGAAAGTGAGCCAGATCTTCCCATCCTTCACGGCGGTACGCTGGCTGAGGGTGAGCCAGTGCGTCCGCTTCGGCGGCTCGTCCACCCAGCACCAATCGATGGTCGCACCTTCCAACGCGAGGGCGTCTTGCGTCCCTGACTTCGGGTAGCAGACTGCCCCGTTGACCAGCTCAATGCACCTCTGCCCGCCGCTCATGTAGCCGCGCACCCCGTCATAGTGGCAGCGCGGGGCGAGGATGCCGGGGGGCTGGAGGGCGTGAAGCTTGCTGCTCACCTTCGGCCAATCACCCTGGAGGTCGGGCAGGACGATCCAGCCGAGGAGGGCAGGCGGCGCGGGCTGGAAGGGGTGCGTCCCGGTCATCGCCCACCATGCCTCTGCTGCTCCGGCGTAGGACTTCCCCACTTGATTCCCCGACTGCAAGCGCCGGTAGCGGGCCGGGTGTCGGTGGAACCGCTCCTGACCCGGTGACATGCCGCCCCGTCCTGGCGCACCCCAGGCGTAGATGTCGAGGGCGGACATCGAAGCGGCGGGGTGCGGGCGGGCGGCAGTCAGGGGGTTGGCTCAACGGGGGTGAGGGCGAAGCCGAGGCGGGCGGCCTCGCGGCGAAGGTAGGCTTCGGTCTGCTCCGGCGTCGGGGCGGCGGGGGCGGGCGGCTTCTCGTCAGGGACGGGCAGGGACGGGGGCGGCTCGCGGTACTCGGCGCAGGTCAACGCAAGGATCTTCATCGCGTTCATGCTCTCCTTCGGGCTGCCACCTTTGGGGCCAATGCCGAGGGCGCGCAGGGTCAAGGCGCGCTGCCGGCTCCCCTGCGCCTTCAACACGGAGTCATAGAACCACAGGGCGCGCTGCTCCTCTTTGCACAGCGCCTCTCCGGCGATGACGCGGGCAGCGGCGGCAGCCCCGGCCTGCATCGTGCGCCGGATCGTGCTGCTGTCCACACCGAGGCGGGCAGCGGCGCCCCCAACGGTGTTGATCCCGGCGCTGATCTCGGCACAGAAAGCGGAGAGGTCATCTTCGCTGATGCGGACGTAGATGGGCTGGCGGTATCGCTTGACGACTTCACGGAGGGTTTCGGCGGAGGGCGGGGTGTCAGACATCGGCCTTCCTCGGCTTGCGGTGAGATTCGCTCAGGATGCAGGGAACGGCGTTGTTCCAGTTGATCG